TCGCGCGGCTTCGTCTTCAAGAGCTCGGCGACCGCCGGCGCCGAGCGCCACCCGAGCTGCAGGTGCATACCGGTCGTCGACTTCTCCGGCAGCCCCGCGCTCGACGGCTACGACCCGGCGGCGCTCTACGACGAGTACCGCGCGAAGCACCCCGAATGGGGGTCCAGGCGCTCGGGGTCCCGCGGCCACCGCAGGGGCGGCAAGGTAGTCGCCGCGTTCGTGGACGGGAAGAGGTTCGGGAGCATCGGCGACATCCAGAGGTACATGGAGGGGGCATCGTCCCCGGACGACCTCAAGGCCCGCATGGCCACCGCGAACAGGGCGGGGCTGGCCATGGGCTTCAAGCCCGGGAGCCCTTACGCCAAGTCGCTCGCGCAGACCGCGGCGAGCGTGAGCAAGAGGCTCTCGGCCAAGTGAGGACGCCCCGTGGGAGGGCGGGCGCGACGCGCCATCAAGCGTCGCCGGCGAAGACACGCAACGCGCCGGCAGAAACATGAGGCCGCAGCCCGCACGGGAGGCGGCCTTTTCCATGCCCAAACACCGCCAGCGCCACCGCACGGGGCGCGAGGCGGGCCCCGCACGGGGCGGAAGGAGTGCAAGATGCCGACCCAACAGCAAGCCAACACCGTGACCGATCCCGTCGAGTCCCCGCAGCCCGCCGCGCCGGCGGAACCCGGCGCCGGCCAAGAGCCCGGCGCACCGCAGGAGCCGCCCGCGATCGACTGGAAGGCCGAGGCCGAGCGATTCAAGAAGGAGTCCCGCAAGTGGGAGGCCCGGGCCAAGGAGAACAAGGGCAAGGCCGACCTGTGGGACGCCCAGGGCGCGCAGGCGCCCACCGTCGAGTCCCTCAACGACGAGCTCAACGACCTGAAGGGACGCCTCGCCGCGTCCGAGGCCGAGCGCGAGCGCGAGCGCACCCTGGCCCGCGTGTCGCAGGCCACCGGCGTGCCGGCCGCGCTCATCCACGGCGACGACGAGGAGTCTATGACGGCATCGGCAAAGGCCGTCGCCGACTTCGCCGAGTCGCGCCAGCCGGGCTACCCGCTCGACAAGGGCGGATCCGGCGGAGGAAAGAAAGTGAACAGGGAGTCCATCGAGTCCATCAAGGACCCCGCCAAGCGCATCATGGCCCGCGCCGCGCACATGGACCTCTACAAGTAAGAAAGGGGCAAGCATGCCCGTACCCGCAAACATCTCCGACTCCGAGGCCATCAACGCCTCGATGGACCAGGAGTTCATCCGCAACTTCGAGGGCGACCTCGACCGCCTGCTCGAGGTCCTCGGCATCTTCGGTGCTGAGACCATCGCCGCCGGCACCACGCTCAAGATGCTCAAGGTGACCGGCGAGCTCAACAACTCCAAGACCGACGGCTCCAAGGAGTCCGCCACCGGCGACGCCGCCGTCCAGCTTGGTTCCAGCTCCGGCACGTCCTACGTCGAGGGCGACGAGGTCGCGCTGTCCAAGTTCACCGCCACCTACGAGCCCGTGGGCGAGGCCGAGGCCTTCCCGTACCGCCGCATGACCACGCACAAGGCGATCCAGCAGTCCGGCTACGTCAACGCCGTGCTCAAGACCGACAAGCACATGGCCTCGCTCGTGCGCCGCAGCATCGTCTCGCAGTTCTTCTCCTTCCTGCTCAAGGGAACGGGCGCGGCGACCGGCAAGGGCCTGCAGGCATGCGCCGCGGCCGTCGACGCCAAGCTCGGCAACACCCTCGAGACCAACGGCGACGCCGCCGAGCGCATCGTCCACTTCATCAACCGAGACGACGCCGCCGACTACCTCGGCGCCGCCACCATCACCGACCAGAACCTGTTCGGCCTCACCTACCTCGAGAACTTCCTGGGCCTCTCGGGCGTCTTCCTGACCAACCAGGTCGCCAAGGGAACCATGATCGCCACCCCCGCCGACAACATCCGCATCTTCGGCGTCGACTTCGGCGAGCTCGCGACCTCGGGCCTCACGTACACGGTCTCCGACTCCGGCCTGATCGGCGTCGCGCATACCCCGGCGTACGACCACGTGTCCGTCGAGACCAACGTGCTCGCCGGCGCGACGTTCTTCCCCGAGGTGCAGGACTACATCGTGAAGGGAACCATCTCCGCCAAGTAAGGAGGCCACCGTGGAAGAATACTCGTTCGCGACGGTCGACGAGTACCGCATCGACACAGGCGACGCGGCGACCCCCGACGAGCGCGTCGCCGCCGAGCTGTCGCGGCAGAGCGCGAAGCTCCGCGCGACGCTCGGCATCGGCCGGGCGCGCACCCTGGCGGGGGACGCGGCGGCGCTGGCGCGGGATCTCGTGACCGACGCGGCCCGCAAGAAGCTCGTGCAGCCGGCCTGCGCGCCCATGGGCGTGGAGGACCTCACCGGCGTCTCGCAGTCGAGCTTCACGGCCAACGGGTTCCAGGGGAGCTTCACGTTCCAGAACCCGAGCGGCACGGCCTACTTCGACCGCTCGACGCTCGCCGCGCTCAAGAGGCTGCTCGGGCGCGGCCAGCGCATCGGCACCGTGTGCCCGAGCTACGGGGGCAGGCCGTGATGGGCGAGGAGGTGACGGTGCTGTCGAGCACGGAGACGGACAGGGACGCCATGGGCGAGCCTGTCGTCGAGTGGGAGGCCACCGTCGTCACGGGGTGCCTCGTGCGGCCCCTGGCGGGCTCTGATGTGGGGGATGCCGTCCGGCCTGACGGCATCGAGGCGAGCTACTCAATCGCGTTCCCCAAGACGTACGCGGGGCCGCCGCTGGCGCGCTGCCGCATTGCCCTGACGGGGCGCGGCATGCCAGCCGACCCCGACACCGCGCTGCTGGTCGTCGGTTCCCCCGACATCGCGAACCCCTGCCCCACGGCGTGGAACATGACGGCGACGGCGGGGAGGGTCCATGGCTGACAAGATCAAGTTCGGGCGCTTCGTCCACAGCGACGCGGGCGTCATCGCCGTCACGAAGGGCGCGGGCGTCCGCGCCTGGGTGGCGATCGAGACAGCCCGTCTCGCGGCGAGGGCCAACGCCGAGGCCGCATCACACCACGTGCCGTCAGGCTACCGCAGGTCCCTCGAGAAGAAATACCCGGGGACATTCGACAGCGCCCCCTACGTGGGCGTCGTCAAGTCGGGCTCCTGCGACACCTTCGGCGTCGTACGCGCCGCGACCCCGGCAGGCGCCTTCGACCAGAACCGCAACCACACGCTCGACCACCTGCTCTAAGGAGGAAACGTGCCGAGACTCAACGTGATGGGCGAGCTCAGGGCGATCCTCGAGTCCGCCCTGGGCGGCGTGCCCGTTCAGGTCGGCCTGCCCGGGGAACGGCCGGGGACCGTCGTGGTGGTCCGCCGGTGCGGGGGCGCGCGGCAGGACGCGCTCGTGGACTCGCCGCAGGTCGAGGTCATCATGTGGGCCCCGACAGAGGCCAGGGCCGAGGAGCTCGCCGAGCTCGTGGGCGACGCGATGTCGCACCTGCCGTTCGCGCGGGGCTTCTGCGCCTGCGAGGAGCTCGAGATGCGGACCGACTACGACTACCTCGCCCGGTCCCCGCGCTGGTACGCGCTGTACCGACTGAAGACATACCAACCGAAAGAAGGATAAATGGCATCCAACAACGAAGAGGCCAAGATTGCCCTCGCGTCAGAGGAAGCGACCCCCGCGGCCGATATCGACCCCTCGCTCGTAACCACCGGCTCACCCGTCGAGGGCGGCTGCGTGTACACGAGCTTCAAGGCCAAGCCGACGCTCCCGGCCGACGCCACGACCAAGATCTCCACGCTCACCGACCTCGTGTCGCTGGGCGACCTGTCGCTCGACGGCTTCACGGCCTCCAAGGGCGTGACGGTCAACGAGTTCAAGGGCTGGCACCAGTCCATCGTGCTCACCAAGGTCTCCGAGGAGAAGCACCAGTACAAGATGGTCTTCATCGAGTCCGTCCGCTCCTCCGTCGCCAAGCTGCGCTACGGCGCCGACAACGTCGAGACGAACGAGGACGGAACGTTCAGCCACATCAAGGCCGTCGCCAACTCCGACGTGCGCGTCCCGCTCGTCATCGACGAGCTCGAGGACACTGGCAACCTCCGCCGCACCGTCATCCCGCGCGTCTCCATCGACTCCTACGACGACGTCGAGCACAAGCCCGGCGGACTGGTCCAGTACGGCTTCACCTTCACGGTCATCAAGACCGCGGACAAGCCGCTGTTCGACATCTACCGCGCTAAGCCCGCCGCGTAGACAGGGCCATAACGAAAACGCCGCCCCGGTTCTGCCGGGGCGGCCCTTTATCTGGGAGGAAAGATGAACAAGGACTACCTGGCAATGATGGACGAGGGCGAGCTCGAGGCATACGCCAAGGTCCTCGGCTTCACGACCGCCGCCGCGCAGACGGCGGCCGACAAGGCGAAGCTCATCGAGCAGAAGCGAGGACGCTGCGCCGAGCTGACCGTTCTCGGCATCGCCATGAGCATCCCCGTCAAGCGAGCGCACGACCGCCGCTTCATCGACGCCATGAACAAGGAGGACCGCACGACCGAGGAGCTCGACGGGGCGTTCCGCTTCCTCCTCGGCGACGAGCAGTACGCGAGCCTCATGGAGGCCGTGACCGAGGACGACGGCACGCAGGACGACGATGCGCTGGGCTACGCCTACAACAAGCTGCTCTACTCGGCCGAACTAAAAAACTTCTAGAGCTCGCCGACCTTGAGGAACGCCACCTGCCCCTGCTCAGGCACGACTTCAGGGTCTTCTACGGCTGCTGCTACGACGAGGTCGGCGCCGCCGAGGCGTACGACCTCGTGAGGACGCTGCCGGATGGGTCGCTCACCGTGGCGGCCCTCCACCCGGAGCGCAGCTGGACCCAGGAGCAGCACCTGGCGGCGGACGTCGTGGACAGCGTCTACGCGGCGGCGACCGCGCTGTGCGGCGGCAAGGCATCGGAAGCCCCGAGGGTGCCCCGCCCGCGGGACGTGGCCGCCGCCGGCGCCGCGGTAGAGCGCGCGGCGTCGGTTCGTGCCCGCATCGAGAACACCGAGTGGGTGGAGGTGACGGATGGCTGAGATCGGACGCGCGGACCTGCTGATCGTCCCCAGGTTCGACAACCTTACCAAGTCGGTCGAGTCCGCGCTCGGCAAGTGCGAGGGGCAGGCGAGCAAGTCCGGCTCCAGCCTCGGCAAGAGCACGGGCTCCGGGTTCGGGAAGGGGCTGGCCGGCTCCGGCGCGATGATAGGCGCCTTCTCGACGCTCACGTCGAAGGCCATGGACTCCATCTCGTCCCATGTCGGGTCGGCGATCAGCCGCTTCGACACACTCAACAACTACCCGAAGGTCATGCGGTCCCTCGGGTACTCCGCCGATTCCGCCAACGCGTCTATCGGCAAGATGTCCGACCGCCTGTCGACCCTGCCCACCAGGCTCGACGACATGGTCTCGGTCGTCCAGGGCATCACCGCCACGGTCGGCGACCTCGACAAGGCCACCGACGTCGGACTCGCGCTCAACGACATGCTCATCGCCTCGGGCAGCTCGACCCAGCTGTGCGCGGCGGCGATGGAGCAGTTCCGCCAGATCCTCTCCAAGGGCAAGCCCGAGATGGAGGACTGGCGCTCGCTTACGACGGCCGCGCCTGGCCAGATGGACCAGCTGGCGAAATCCATGCTCGGCCCCACGGCAAACGCCAACGACCTGTACGCAGCGCTCGGTGGCGGGGGCAAGGACCCGACCATCACGCTCGACCAGCTCATGGACAAGATGGTCGAGCTCGATACGCAGGGCGGCGCGAGCTTCGCGTCCTTCAAGGACCAGGCCGAGACCGCGGCCGGCGGCGTCCAGACGAGCATCCAGAACATGTCGAACTCCGTGACCAAGGGCGTCACCGGGACGTTCGAGGCGATCGGCAGAAACAACATCGCCGGGGTGCTCGACGACGCGAAGGGCGCCGTGAGCGGCTTCTTCAAGGTCGTCAACGGCGGGGTCTCGGCGTCGATGCCGATGCTCAAGCAGCTCTACGGCGGGTTCAAGAGCCTGGCCCCCGAGATAATCTCGGGGGCTGCGGGCATCGCGGCGTGGCAGAAGGCGGTGCCCGTCCTCTCCGGCGTCGCGAGCGGCGTGGGCAAGGCCACCGAGGCGTTCAAACTCGCCCGCGGGGGCGCCGGAACGTTCGCCGAGTCGCTCGAGGCGGTGGGCATCGGCTTCAACCCGGTCGCGATCGGCTGCACCGTCGCGGCCGCCGGCATCGGCATACTCATCGAGAAGCAGGTCGAGTGGCAGGCCCGCACGGACGCGCTCAACAAGGCCACGACCGGCCTGGTCGACGCGGCCTCAAACACCGTGGCGCTCGAGTCCTACGCCGGCAGGGTCGAGAATGTAGGCAAGAAGTCCAGCTTCTCCGCCATGTCCGTCGACGAGCTCGCCGAGTCGATCGGCAAGCACGTCGACGCCATGAACGAGAACACGAGGGCCGCCGAGTCGCAGATCGCGCAGCTCAACACCGCGCAGCAGATCATCGACAACTATGCCGGCAAGACCGACCTGTCCACCGACGCCCAGGGCAGGCTCACGTGGGCGCTGCAGCTGCTCAACGACCAGCTCGGGCTCAACATCTCGGCGCAGGACGTGGCGAACGGGCAGTACGTCGACGCGGACGGCAACGTCAAGAACCTCAAGCGGTCCATCGACGAGCTCATCGCCTCCAAGAAGAAGGAGGCCGAGGTGAGCGCCCTCACGGCGAACCTCACCGAGGCGTACCAGGCCCAGTCCGAGGCCGCCGACACGCTCGCCTCCAAGACGAAGCCCTACCAGGACCGCCTGAAGGAGCTCGCGAAGACCTACCCGGAGCTCTCCAAGGGCGAGCTGGACGCGATAGCCTGCACCGAGAAGGTCGGTAGGGAGTACCACGAGGCTAAGGACCAGTTCGACTCCGCCTCCGAGAGCATCGACGTGCTCAACGGCAAGCTCGGCGACGCCGCCCAGACCACGCAGGAGGCCGGCAGCACGTTCGAGCACTTCGCCCAGGCGCAGCTCACGCTCTTCCAGGCCCAGCTCTCGGCGAACGGACAGACGCTCACCTCAGTCTCGGGGTCGCTGTCGCAGCTCGGCGTCAACACCGAGCAGCTGGCGGGCCTCAGCGACGAGCAGCTCGCCAGGCTGGCGCAGGACTACGACGGCACGGCGCGGTCCATCGTCTCCGACCTCGACGCCTGGGGCGTCTCGATGGACGAGGGCGCCGCCTCGACCGTCCGGGCGGCTAGCGAGATCCAGGCCGCGCTCGAGGACATGGGCGGCAAGCTCAAGAAGGCGTTCTCGAAGGAGAACATCGACTTCGGCGCGTTCTCGGACGCGTGCGCCGCCGCCGGGGTCTCTACCGAGACACTCAACAGCATCGGTTCGGCCAACCTCGCCGCGCTCGCGCACAACTTCAACGGCAACATCGACCAGATGGTGTGGGCCGTCCAGAACTACAACGCGCAGCCGATCGTCGACAAGAACGGCAACGTTACCGTCGACCAGACCCAGCTGATGGATGCCCAGGGAAACGTGTACACCTGGAACGGCGCGCAGCTGATGGACAAGAACGGTACCGTCGACGTGAGCGTCGGCGACCTGCGCGACGCCCAGGGCAACCTCGTGACCTGGAACGGCACGGCTCTCCAGTCCAAGAACGGCAAGGCAAAGGTCGACAAGAAGGAAGTCGACAAGGCCCAGACGGCCGTGGACAAGCTCAACGGCACCAAGCTCAAGAGCAAGGAGATGACCGCCAAGGCGAGCTACTCGACGCTCCCAAGGTGCCAGTCCGCCATGCACGCCGTGATGAACGAGCCGTTCCACTCCAGGTCGGCGACGATCACCACGACCTACCTGACCGTCAACAGGACGCGCAACGAGAAGGCCGCCGGCGGCATACGCCATGCCGACGGCGGCATCCGCATGCACGCGCACGGCGCCATCGTCGACGCGCCGGTCACCGGCTATCCGCTCGACTGGGTGGGCGAGGACGGTGCCGAGGCCATCGTCCCGCTCACCAACCGAAAGTACTCGGAGCCGTTCGCGGCGACCATCGCCGAGCAGATGGCGCGGATCGGCGGCCAGCGCGGCGACGTCTACAACATCTACCTCGACGGGTCCGCCCTCGAAGTCGACGAGAGGGTCGCGGAGGCGCTCAAGGCGCTGGTCGCTGAGCTCAAGAGGACCGTCAGGACCGGAAGGGGGTAGGGCATGGCATACGCGGAGACAAAGCGAAATAACGTCAAGTACTACGGGGTCTCCCTGTCGACCTGGGTCGAGAACATCAGCGACTCGACCGCGCGAATCCACTGGAGCGCCGCTGTCGACTTCGGCAACTGGTACTACTACGGCGTGCGCCTCCACGTCAAAGTCGGCGGCGTCTGGCGGGCGAGCGGCGACGGTTACACGACCTCCTCCTGGAAGCGCGCCGTCACCGTCAGTGGGTACACCGACGCGGAGCGCAAGGACAACGACTACGACGTCTGGGTCGAGGCGTACACCGAGTCCGTGGCAGTCAACGGCTACGGCGGGGTCGGCGCGACGACCTCCTGCGGCGAGGGCGCCAGGATCGGCAAGGTCCCGGCATACGAGCCCGCGGCCCCGACCGACCTCAGGGTCACGCGCTCGACCGACGGGACAACCGAGCTCGAGTGGGTCAACCACCCGGACGACGATGCTAGGAAGTACTACGACGGCATCAACGTCTACCGCCATACCAACGGCGGCGACACCGAGAACCCCTACAACAGCGTCACGATCTCCAACTGGCGCGACACGTCGACATCGGCAAACAATTACTACGACTACGACGTAAGGGCGCGCTGGCGAGGCGGCACGTCGGAGAGAACGAGCTCCGTGCGCGTCTACAAGACGCCCTCCCCACCGGCATCGGTCTCGCTATCGCGCTCCGGCGACGGCGAGGTCTCGCTGGTCGTCAGGGGTCCCGATATCCCGTTCTGGATTAGCGGCTTCGATGTCCGCGCGACCTCCGACGGCGGCAGGACCTACAAGCCCCGCGCCCTTACCGCCGACAGACAGGAGCCGGGCGTCTGGACCATGACCGACCCGTCTGCCGTGGCGGGAGAGAAGGTCGTCTACGAGGTCCGCACCTACCGCGAGGAGCCCGTGGCGGGCGCGGGGGACACCGTCTTCTCCGCGTGGACGGCATCCAACGCAGTGGCGACGATCTGCCCGCCGTACGCGCCCGCCGTCTCCGGGGTCGACCCCGCCTACCCGACTGGGTCGACGGCGACCATCGGCTGGACGCGGAACCACCCCGACGGGACAGCCCAGACGGCGGCGCAGATTGAGCTGGTCGGGCCCGATGGCAAGACCGTCCCGCACCACATCACCGGGCCCGCGTCGACGACATCCCTGAGCCTGTCCGCGAAGGGCACCTACCGGCTACGCGTCCGCACCAAGGGCGCCGACCCCTCATGGGGAGCGTGGTCGGAGTACGCGGTGTTCAGGGTCGCCGACCCGCCGCAGGCGTTCTTCACGACCCCCGCGGAGGACGGCGAGGCCGTCGTCGAGCTCCCGCTGCGCGCCGCCTGGACCGCTGTCGACGAGACCGGCATCACCTACCAGCGCCTGAGGCTGCTGCGCGGCGGCTCCGCGGTCATCGACACATCGGTCGCCGCGGGCGCGCGGTCGCACGAGATCGCCTCCGGCCTGGAGAACAGGTCCGCGTACGTCCTCGAGCTCACCGTCCGCGGCGGCTCGAGCCTGTCCACGACCGTCACCCGCTCGTTCTCGACCGACTGGCTCGTGCCCGCCACGCCCATCGTCAACGTCTCCTACAGCGACGCGCTCGCAGCCGTCGTCACGGTGCGCGACGGCATCTCGGAGTTCTCCGTCAGGGACCACAAGCTGCGCGGCCCCATGGCCATGACGCCCGAGGGCAACATCCGCATCAGGGGCGGCATGTCCATAAAGGGGACGCGCGCAACCGTCCACAGCCTCCCGCCGTGCGCCTCGTTCGATATCGAGCGCGTGCTCGCGGACGGCTCGAGGCTCCTGCTCTCGAGCGGCCTCAAGTCCGGGCAGAGCGTCATCGACCGCCTGCCGCCGCTCAACGTCGGGTTCTCCTACGTCGCGCGCGGCTACGCGGCCTCCGGAACCACCTCGACGACCGAGGTGGGGACCGTGTGCCCGTGCGACGGGTTCGCCCTCAACTTCGGGCCGGACGCCTCCGAGGTCGTCGTGGGCGACAGGAACATGGGCGGCCCGCCGCAGTACTCGGCGAGCCCCGAGCGCGAGCGCGACCAGTTCCACTTCGTCGGCGGCGGCCTGCCCATGGGGTTCGAGAGCGGCAACCTCTCGATGAAGGAGTCGATGGAGTTCACGATCGAGGAGGACGACTACCTGCGCGTCCGCGGCCTGTTCGGCCGCTACGGAAGCGCCTGGGTGCGACCCCATCTGGGCGACCGCGGCTTCGCCGCCGTCACGGGGACGCTCACCAGGTGCGCGCCTGAGGACTACAGGGTGTCCGTATCGACGAAGAGGGAGCGATGGAGGGAGCCCAACGGTTTCGGATGATATCTGGCTCGCGTCGTTCAGGACCTCCTACCGGTACGCCCGCGTTTCGCGGTCGACCGGCCTGGAGACCGGCGCCATCGAGTGCTTCACCGGCGGGAGCATCAGCCGCAACCAGGACACGGACACCTATGAGTCCGCATCGCTGGACTACGTCGGCAGACTCGACATGGGCAACGACTTCGTGCGCATCTACCTCGACGCGGAGGACCCGATCTCGGGCGCGTCGCGCACCGTGTGCCTGGGGACCTTCGAGTGCTCGACGCCGTCCCGCACGGTGAGCGGCGAGGTGGCGACCGGCATCGCGACGCTCTACGGCAGACTCCACGACCTCGCGAAGGACGACTTCGACGAGCCGTACACCGTGCCGGCCGGCGCAAACGCGGTCTCCGCGGCCAAGGCGATCGCGGAGGGGTGCGGGCTCGAGGTGGTCGCGGAGCCGAGCGACTACACGCTGTCGACGGCATGGGTCTTCGGGATCGCCGCCACGGCGGACACGCCGGACAACAAGCTGGGCGCGGTCAATAGGCTGCTCTCCGCTGCAGGATTCAGGAGCGCGTCGACCGACGCCTACGGGCGCGTGCTGTTCAGGCGTTACCTGGAACCGGCGGCGAGGCCGATCGACCACACCTTCTCAGAGGGCGAGGACTGCCGGGTGCTTCCCGACCTCACCGACGAGCAGGACGACTTCGACGCGGTGAACGTGGTGCACGTCGACTTCGCTACCCAGGGCGAGAGCGTCAGGGGAACGGCCTCGGACGACAGCCCGCAGAGCGAGTGGTCGACCGTCTCCACGGGCCGCCGCATCGTGAAGCGGTACCAGTACAGCGACCTCCCGTCAGGGGAGAGCGTCATCGCCGGCGGCTTCTACCCGCTCGCCGGAGACGGCACCCACGACAGCGCGACCTTCAGGTGCAGCGGCGGCGGGGGGACCATCGAGACCGTCGGCGTTTCCGGGTGTCCGATCGGCGGCATCAGCCAGGCGATCCGCATCACGAAGGGGTCGGGCTCCGGCGAGATCGGCATCGCCCAGGACAAGATATTCCTCAAGAAGGGCCAGCCGTACACCGAGTCCGTTTACCTCTACGCGTCGCAGAGGGTGCAGGTGAGGGTCCAGCCAATCTGGCGCGAGGACGACGGGGGAGAGACCGCGACGGTCGCCATCGGGCCAGGCTGGACGAGGCTGTCGCTCACGGCCACCCCGGCCAAGTCCGAGGAATACAGCGCGGGCTACATCTACCTTGCCGCTAGCGCGCCGACCGGATCGTACATCGACGTAGCGCAGGTCAAGGTCGAGGAGGGCGTTGTGGCAACGCAGTTCGCGGTCGAGGCTGCGAACGAGAAGGCGGCGAGCCTGCTCGCCACCGAGTGCTCGGTCATCCGCCGTCCGATCATCACGGCGATCTACAACCCGTCGGCGGACGTCTACTCGGCGTGCGCCATCAGGCTGCCGTCTGTCGGGATCGAGCTCGCCCGCGCCTGCATCCGGAAGATGGACCTCGAGCTCTCGATGGGATGCCCCATGAGGATCGAGCTCCGCATGTACATGAGGGGGTGATGCCTCGTGAGCGCCATGCCGTCCCTGGCCGCGGACCTTGCCGATATCGTCGCCGGCCCTTCGGCGCCCGGCGTCTCGATCGCCTACGGCACCGTCGTCGCGGCGGACTCCAGGACCGTCGACGTGCGCATCGGGGGCTCGGTTGTCGCCGGCATCTGCATGACGACGTCCTGCTCGGCTGCCAAGGTCGGGCAGAGGGTCGTCCTCATCGGGTCGCCGCCGCTCTGGACGGCGATCGGGATCATCGCTTGATTATCGTGCGGGCGCAGGCCCGCGGAAGGGAAACCGCATGGCCAACGAAGGCGACGGCTCCGCCGTCTACGACGTGAGGGTGGGGGACGACGGCTATATCGACGGCCTCGACGTGACGGAGAGCGACGGTAGCATCACCACCTACCTGTTCCGCCCGGCAAACTACGACGAAGTCGAGGCGGCGCGAAATAGGGCCGAGAGCGCCGCGTCTCTGGCGATCAGCGCCGCGGGCACCGCAGAGACCCAGGCAAATGACGCCAACGCCGCCGCCGGGGCGGCGAGGACGGCCGCGGCAAAGTGCTCGACTGCCACCAAAAGTGCCGAGGCAGCAGTCCAGAAGGCGAACTCCGCGAATCAGACGGCCAGCGCATCGACGACGCTGGCGAGCAATGCGGCCGCCGCGGCCGACGGCGCGGCGTCTCGCGCCGAGGCCGCCGCGAACCAGGCGCTCCAGATCGCGAACTCGGTGGCGCAGGGCGCTGCCGGAGAGTCCGATGTCGCCGAGCTGCGCCGGCAGAACGGCCAGCTAGCCACGATGCTCGCGGACGCGACGGGAAAATTCATCTACATGGACGGGACCGTCTACTGCCCGACATCCAAGGCGTCGGTGTCCGGTGACACGGTGACGTTCGGGAACACGTGCTCTGTCTCGGGCAGCACGGTAACCCTCGCATAAGGAGGATAAATGGCAAATGCAAAGACACTGGTCGTCGGCGGCCAGTCACTCAACGTCATCGACGAGACGGCGAGATCGAACGCGCAGCTCGCGCTAAACGGCACCGAGTTCAACCGGCAGCTACTCATCGGCAAGTACGGCGGGCAGAGCATCGCGACGCTACTCGCCGGCGAGATCGGCGGCGGCACGGTCTACGACGCGCTGCACAAGCGCATCGTGGCGAACAACTTCGCGGGCCTGCGCGTGGGCGACTACCTCGACGTTCCGCTCGTCTCCGCGTCCGGCGTGGCGGGCCAGCAGTCCGTGCGATTCATCATCGCGCACATCGACCCGTACCTGTGGTGCGACGACCGCGGCAAGGGGCACCACATCGCGTTCGTGGCCTCCGCGCCCATAGCGGTCAGCTCGTCCTACGACGGTGTCGCCAACTCCTCGTACATCCCGTGGAACGAGACGAACACCAACCAGGGCACGGCAGACATCAAGAACCCGTACCTGTGCTCGCAGCTCAAGGGCTGGGAGACGGCATTCGAGGCGTGCCTGCCCGAGGGCCTGACCAAGTACATCCTCACGCAGCGCGTGCTGCTCGAGGAGCGCTACAGCGCCTCCGGTGCGCTCACCGACTCCAACAACTGGAGCTGGCAGGACATCGGCAAGATCTGGTCGCTCTCCGAGATGGAGGTCTACGGCTGCCCGGTCTGGGGCACGCCCGGATTCTCCGTCGGCTTCGACTGCCAGTTCGACCTGTTCCGCGACACGGCGCACCGACTCAACGGCACCCGCTGCCCCTGGTGGCTCCGGTCCGTCGGGGGTGGCTCGTCTGCGCACGTCTGCTACGTCAACAGCGGCGGCGGCGCCTGCTACACCGATGCCGCGAACGGCTGGATTCGCCCGCGCGTGGGCTTCCTCCTAGGGTAGCGAAGCGGACCGTACAGGACACCCATCGGGCGCACGCCTCGCGCGTGCGCCTTTTCATGTCACGAGAAAGGAGCATCGCCTTGAGCGGAGTACCCGAGAGGCTTAGAAACCTGAGCGAGCGCGAGTTCTACAACACGGCCATCGAGCTGCGCGTGGAGGTGCTGGGCGTCGTCACGTCGAGCGCCATCCCGAAATCGCAGCGCTTCACGTTCGCCGTCCCGATGGCCGAGACGGCCCGCAGCGTCGTCTACAACATCGTCAAGTCCGAGGCGTTCTACCCGAACACCGCCGAGAACGTCGCGGCACGCAAGCGCTACCTCACACTGGCCGTCGCCGACTGCGAGCAGCTGTACCAGGACGCGCAGGCGTACCTCGAGGTGTACCGCAGAAAGGGAGATGCGCAGCACGCCGGGGCCTTCGAGCGCATGGCGGGGCTCGTCGACTCCGAGATAAAGCTGCTCAAGGGCGCACGCAAGGGCGTCAAGCTGATCGGGGCGCGGTAGAATGGCAGGACGTCGTCCCTTGTTAACCGCTACAACTGGTGGCTCCGTTCCGTCAGGGGTGGCTCGTCTGCGCACGTCTGCTACGTCAACAACAACGGCAACGCCAACTACAACGATGCCACGAACGACTGGATTCGCCCGCGCGTGGGATTGCTCATACTCGCCAGACAGCCCCGCCGGTGCGTGGGGCTCCGAGCACATGAGGAAGGAAGGGCCGACGTTCGGGCATGCGCCCGTAAAGACGCATCCCGCTGGGAGGGCAGTCCGCTCCTTGCATGGCCGCGAGCTTCGGCGCTCGACGCGGTTTCATTGCTCCTCCCTAAGCGGCCTGGGAACGCCGGCGCCCATAGGCGAAGGCCGTGCGGGATGCCATCATGAATAGCGATGAGCGCCGAAAGGCAAGGAGAGCCAGGCGCGATGCGAAGAGGGCCGCGAACAGGGCGAAGCGCTGCGCGGCCCTCACCATCTCCAATGCCGCCCGCATCGACAACATCCACGAGGCGGCACGCGACGCCGCCAAGGGCGTCCGCTGGAAGGCGAGCGTCCAGCGATACATGATCCACTCCCTGCGCAACTCGCTCTACGCACGCCGGGACCTCCTGGCGGGCAACGACATCCGCAAGGGCTTCGTCCGGTTCCACGTCATCGAGCGCGGGAAGGACAGGGCGATAGCCGCGCCGCGGTTCTCCGAGCGCGTGATACAGAAGGCGGTCACGAGGGCCGTCATGGCCCCGGCGGTGTGGCCGACGCTCACGCCGGGATGCGCGGCCAACATGCGCGGCAGGGGCACGGACTACGCCCTCATGCGCCTGAAGGGGCAGCTCGCCGAGCATTACCGCAGGCACGGCGCGGAGGGCTACGTCCTGCTCATGGACTTCTCCGACTACTTCGGGACAATCGACCACGGAACGGCGCTCGACCTCGTGAGGCGGACGCTCGCAGACCCCGCGGCCGTCGAGTTCATGCGCCTGCAGATAGAGGCGAACGGAAGGATCGGGCTCGGTCTCGGCAGCGAGCCGAACCAGGCGCTGGCCGTCGCCATACCGTCCCCGCTCGACCATCTCGGCGAGCGCTGGCGCGGAATCGAGGCGTCGGGCCGATACATGGACGACTCCTACTTCATAGCGCTCGACAAGGAGACCCTCTGGCGGTTCCTCGACGCCGCCCGCGCACTGTGCTCATCGCTCGGCATCACCATCAACGAGAGGAAGACAAGGGTGGTGAAGCTTACGCGCGGGTTCACGTTCCTCAAGAAGCGGTTCCGCTTCACCGAGTCGGGCAGGATCGTCGTGACGCCGATACCCAAGTCCCTCGCGCGTGAGCGCCGGAAGATGCGCATACATGCACGCATGGTCGCCGAGGGAAGCATGACGCTCGAGCAGGCGTACGTCTCCTACATGTCGTTCCGCGGGTCTCTCGAGCGGAAGCGGGGCGATGGCAGGCCGAGGTTCCGTATGAACGTGCACCGGGTCGTGCGCGACTTCGACCGGCTGTTCGTCGAGCTAGTCGTCGGTGCCGGCCAGTCTCACGCCACCGATACGATGCCCGTACATCAACTACACCCACTAACAGAAAGGAGTCCGAATGGACACTAATGAGGAGCGTCCCGACATCGTGGACGACGGCACGCAGGCCGAGGTGAACGCGCTGCGAAACCTGCTCTCGCAGCTCGGCGACCCCGACGCGGCCCATGAGGCGGGCGTCATCGACGACGACTCGTACATCGAGCAGAAGGCCAAGAAGATGGCCTATACGGCGGCGCTCGCCGCCTACGACAGAGGCGAGACGCCCGACGTGCCGGCGCTGCACGGCCAGATGCGCGAGCAGGCGTCGAAGCCGACGCAGACCGAACAGAACACCGCGAACATCGACTACCTGCTCATGACGGTCGGAGGTGACCAGTAATGCCTACGAAGAAAACTGACGAGCATTCCAAGCACTTCGCGCTCGTCAAGAAGTACTACGACCGACCTCTTTGGAGCAAGGCGCGAGTACACAAGGCCGTCGAGTGCAAGTGGATCACCGCCGACGAGTACAAGGAGATCACCGGCGAGGAGTACACGGCCGAATAGGCGGAAGGAGGGCGCTCGGGATGGAAGTGCTCAAGCTCTTTGCGCCTTACGGACCTGGCTGGCTCGGCGGCGTGCTCCTGGCGCTCATCGCCTTTTATTTTGGGCGCCAGTTCCTCGAGGAGTACAAACGGCAAAACCAGCGGAAGGGCGAGCTCGACCTGAAGCGCGAGGAGCGAAAGCAGGCCGAGGTGGACGAGAGGGCGCATCGCGACCGCGAACGGTCCCAGATGGAGGGGCGCATCGCCGCCCAGATGGAACGGAGCAACGCGCTCATGGAGGGCATGAAGACCCTCATGGAGTCGGTCGTGGCGTCCAACGAGGTCCTGCACAACGACTTGGCCAACAGCCAAGCGCGCAGCCAGGGAATGGCCGAGAAGGTCGACCACATCTGCGACCGCGTCGACCTGATCTACAGCAAGGAATCCGGCAGATAGGAGCAATCGAATGAATGAGATCCAAGCGGGCCTCACGGTCGCCACGGTGCTGGTCGTGCCGTACATCGTGCAGGCCATCAAGACGAAGGCGATGACGGGCAATGTCGCCCGCTGGACGGCCATAGCCGTCTCGGCAGGATGCGGCGCCCTCACGGCCATGTCGGGCGGCGTCCCGAGCGAACCCTCGGCATGGGTTACGTCCATCTTCGCCGCCGTCGGCGGCGTGCAGGTGGCCTATGCGGCTTTCAAATCAGTCGGCATCACGGACAAATGGCTCGATGCGCTTCTGGCGCTCGGCGATATCAAGGAGGACTAATGGCAGATTTCGCAAACGTTCAGCCGGACAAGTATATGCTGCTCGGCTGCAACTTCTCGGTTGGCCGTCCGTTCGGCATCAGGGGCGTGACCATCCACCACATGGCGGGCGACCTCACCGGCGAGCAGTGCAACGGCATCTGGAAGGGTAACGGCTGCTCGGCGCACTATTCCGTCGATCGCAACGGCTACATCGTGCAGCACGTCAACGACACCGACCGCGCCTACGCCTGCGGCGACGGAATCGGCACCGGACGCGGCAACGACACGACCATCAGCATCGAGCACGCCAACAACGCCCGCGGCCCGTGGACCGTGCACGAGGCCGCAATCGAGAGCGGCGCGCATCTCGTGGCGGCGCTGTGCCTGTACTACGGCCTCGGTCGCCCCGAGTGGTGCAAAAACGTGTTTCCGCACCGCTATTGGAGCGCCACGGCTTGCCCCGGCGAGCTTGCGGGCTCCCAGCGCGACCATTACATGCAGCGCGCCCAAGCGTGGTACGACGCGATGAAGGGCGGCAAGGCGCCCGCCCCCTCCACCGCCGCTAAGCCTGCCGCGGCAAAGCCCGCCCAGGCGGTATCCGGCGGCTTCTCAAAGGCATCCGGCAAGCGTATCCCCGTCCACTACTCCCTCCACCTCAAGGGCGGCGGCTGGCTGGACGAGGTGACCGACTTCGGCGCCGGGGACAACGGCTTTGCAGGGTATCCGTGCCGACAGCACGACCTGCTGTGCGCACGCGTCGACCGCGGCACGCTGAAGTACCAGGTGCATACCATCGAGGACGGCTGGCTAGACTGGGTCGCCAAGGGCGACCGAAACGACACCGTGAACGGCTGCGCCGGTATCGCCGGCCATACCATCGACGGCGTGCGCATGTACTACGTGACCCCGGGCGGCGAGGAGTACAAGCAGGCATGGTACCGCTCGCAGACCACCGCACGCGCCGGATGGCTCGATACCGTGTGCGACGACGGCTCCACGTACGGCGGCGACGACTACGCCGGTTTCTACGGCGAGCCGCTAGACCGACTCCAGGTCTGCGTCACCGACGGCAACCCGTACTAGCATGATCGCGTTGGACTTCGTCCTCGGCGCGCTCTTCGGCGGCATCGTGACGACCGTCGCATTTTGCATCGTGAGTGTTAACCGCCCATAGACGCTGAACCCCTCCCCGGTACTGCCGGGGAGGGGTTTATGCAT